AATATCTTAGTAATAACCTTTAAAATAAATATAAATATGTTGTCATCAGAACAAATAATCGCCTATCAATCAGAGATTGAAAAATTAACCTTATCAGACAAAGAATGGCAAAAAATCAGTCAAACAAGCAAAGCACTTGACTATGGTTTAACATTTACTGAATTAATGAGATATATGTTAGAACACGAAAAAGCAATCATAAAAAACAACTTTCAAAAAGCACTATTTATTGAATGCCTTTTTGAAAATATTAACTACCACAGAGAACTTGATTGCTTAAGAAAATGCGATTACGAAGGCGTTGCTAAAACATATCTCAATAACTAACATTTTCACCCGCCTTTGAACCTTTCCAGAGGTTTCCCAGTTCGCTGCTGGCAAGGGCTCAAATTAAACCTTTAAAACACTATCAAAATGAAAGTAGAAACAAAGTACAATGCAAATCAAACCGTCTATTTTATGCACGAAAATAAAATTAAGAGCGGTGAAATCGCAGTAATAAACATTGAAGTAGTCGCTAATGACAATAGCACTAATATCACTTACAAAATCTTTAATTATCAGAATGATACGTTTGCTGAAAGTGAAATTTTCAGCAGCAAAAAAGAACTATTAGACTATTTAGCAAACAACTAAAAAACACATACTAAAATGAAAAATACCGACAAAAAGAACGTTTTTACCCTCGCTTGGCAGTTTGCACGCCAAACTGGTTTATCATTCAGTGAATGCCTCAAAAAAGCGTGGGCAAATATCAAACTCAAAAGCAAAATGAGCACCCAGATAGTGCGCTTTTACTTTCAGAAAGTAGACGGCTCAACCCGTGAAGCGTGGGGTACATTACGCCCCGATTTACTACCTCCTACCCAGCAAAGCCGCAAAACCAATAATACCGTACAAGTATACTTCGATACCGAATGCCACGAATATCGCTGTTTTAAGAAGTTTAACCTTGTGAGTATCGCATAAAATTACTATATTTGCACCACGCAAAAAATGTCAAAAAATTGTCAAACTATCAGTGAGCAATATAGCAACAATCGCCGTACCTTTGCCTTGAATGTAAGACCATTCAGCAAGTACATTGATTTATTGTTAAGCTTACAAACCAAGAAGTATATTATAACATTCAAAAACTAAAATAATATGACCATACAAGTAAACGGAAAACCCGTAGAGGCGTATCACCTCATAATGAAGAAAGAAAACGCCCTTGATATACTCAACGGCAAAAAGAAAGTAGAAATACGGAAATTCTCGAAAAAGTACAACGATATGTTTATAAATAAAGAGTTGTACAAAGAATTTCAAGAATATTTAAAAGACCCCGACGGGTCAATGGAACTTGAAGATTGTCTGAATGAAACAGAATATATCTATTTTACCAACTATAACAACTCTTGGCATTTAATTGTAGAGGTATTAGATATAGCTGTTTATCAAATGACAAAAGAAGATGTCGAGGTGCTCAATGAAGATTATAATTTTCACGACTTTGATAACGAATGGCAGCAGTATAAAGACATAAGAGAAGAAGATATACCAATGTTTTATGGCATCGGGCTTGCTGATGTAATTTCTCATCAAGGTATTGAATAAATAATAACATTTTAAACCAACAAAGGTCTGTAAGTGTAATGGCTTGCAGACTTTTTTTATTGTCTAATTTTTTAAAACATTCAAGCTTATGGGTGAAAATTACGCTGTAAAATGGACTGACGGCAAAAAAGAGGTTTATAAAACTAAAGCTGACTACCTCGCAGGTAGAGCGAGAGCTACAGATGCAGCTAGAAAACGTTCAGAAAGGGCTTTAGGGAAGGCGCGTAAAAAGAAAAAACAAATTAAAAATGGGTATTAATACTTAACTTGTAATGCTTACACGTGCTAATCAAATCATTGAGCAAATTGCTCAACAAACCAGCAAGGTGATACTATTTCACTCTATGAGTGGCAAGGATAGTATCGCCTTGCTAAATCTGCTATACCCACACTTTGATAAGGTAGTATGCGTATTTATGTACGTAGTCAAAGACCTCGAGCACATCGCACGCTATATGCACTACATCAATAAAAAGTACCCAAAAGCACAAATCATTCAAATACCCCATTTCTCCCTATTCTCTTACATCAAAACAGGCTACTTAGGACACACTCAAAACGAAAAACAACGACTTTACACCCTTGCCAACCTTACCGATAATATAAGAGAAAAAACAAATATAGAATGGGCAGTATTCGGATTTAAACAGTCCGATAGTATGAACCGCCGTGTAATGCTCCGTACTTACCAAGATGAAGCAATTAACGAAAAGAATAAAAAAGTATACCCTCTATCTACTTACAAGAATGCCGATATAATAGAATATATCAAAGCAGAAAAGATCATCACTCCTGAAAAATACGGCAACAGTCAATCATCAGGAACAGATATAACAGACATGAATTATTTGTTATTTCTACGCAACCACTATCCTAATGACCTTAAAAAGGTAATTGACGAGTTCCCATTAGTAGAACGCAAATTATACGAGTACGACTATGAAACAGCTAAAACAATCTGAAACCATTACCATAAACAGAACTCAAATCAACCTAAACCCTTATAATCCTAAAAAGCACACCGATAAGGAAATTAAAAACCAACTTGCTAACCTAAAAAAGGTAGGGTTCAACGGAGGTATAAAGTGGAACAAGGTAACCAGCAATCTTATAGATGGACATCGCCGTATTAAAGCGATGGACATATACTACAAATACGATGGTACTAATGAAACTGATTATCAAGTAAAAGTAGAAGCAGTAGAATTTGATGAAAAAACAGAAAAAGAACAACTTACATACGAAGCACTCGGCAATACCCGTGCTGATTATTCACTTGTAGCCGAATATATCAACGATATAGATTACACCAACTTAGGACTAAGCGATTATGATATTAATGAGCTTTCTAATTTCATTGTTGATATAAACGACTATACTCCACAAGTAGAAACATACGAAGATCTCATAACCGAACCACAAGAAGAAAAGAAAGAGCTTACATACGATGAGAAAAAGGAGCAAGTCAAACAAATGAAACAGCAAATAAAAGATAACGCTTTAGAGAAACAACGAAATGAAGAGGCTTTTATTACACTATCCTTTTCTACATACGAAGCAAAATCAGCATTCTGTGAGATTATAGGTATAGACCCCGATGAGCGTTTTGCAAAAGGTGAAAATATCCTTAATATGATAGAATAACTTTCAATAAAAATCAATATGAAACCACGTAAGAAGATAGATAACGAAAAATACACCGATGAGGAACTAAAAAAAGCCCTTATCAAAGCCAACGGGCAGCCTACTAAGGCAGCCGAAATGTTAGGAGTAGATTATTCAGGAGTATATCGCCGTATTCGTAAAAATCCAGAGTTGGAAATGGTACAAAAAGCCTACCGAGCACGTACCTTTAACGATGTGTCCAACTTGGTATCTGTTATTGCCATTATGGGCGTTATCCGTGAGCCTCTTACTGATGAAGACGGTACTGTAATCCCTAACAAATTCCGTGAAGTCCCCGTTGATTATCGTACCCGTATGACAGCAATGCAAACCGTACTTTCTACTTTCAAAACCGACGACGGCATCCGTGAAGAAGTCGCTGTACAAGGTTCTATCGACATCGCCCAATGGCTCAAAAGCAATAGTAAAAGTAATGATTAAAACGCAGCCCGTATATAACCCCCTATATCTGAATAAAGATAAGTTCATCACTATCCTTTCAGGAGGAAGGGGCAGCGGCAAGTCGTACAACGCCTCCACCTTCTTGGAACGCTTATCTTTTGAAGGCGGGCATAAGATACTATTTAGCCGTTACACTATGGTATCCGCTCATAGTTCTATCATTCCAGAGTTTGAAGAAAAGATACAAGCCGAAGGCACTGGGGCGTATTTCAGTATCACCAAAACAGCCATCAAAAACACCTTTTCAGGCTCTGAAATACTTTTCAAAGGTATCAAAACCTCATCAGGAAACCAAACGGCTAACCTTAAATCATTACACGGTATTACTACTTTCGTAGGTGATGAAATGGAAGAATGGCTATCAGAAGAGGACTATGAGAAACTAATACTATCAATCCGTCAGAAAGGCAAGCAATTGCGGGTTATCCTCATTCTGAACCCCTCCAATGCCGAGCATTTCATTTATAAGAAGTACATTGAAAAAACGCACAAGCTAATAAAGATTGACGGTGTTGAGGTGCAAATATCCACCCATCCCGATGTATTGCATATTCATACTACCTACTTTGATAATAAAGAAAACCTCAATGAGCAGTTTTTTAAACAGATTGATGAAATCAAAACCCAAAGCCTCGCACAAGCCACCGATGAACAAGGTAAATTCAGTCAGTCCCTATTCAACAAAACCAAATACGCACAAAAAATCATAGGTCGCTGGGCTGATGTATCCGAAGGGGTCATATTCACCGATTGGGAAGAAGGCGAGTTCGATACCTCATTACCTTATGGATACGGACAAGATTACGGATTTAGCATTGACCCTGATACACTCATCAAGGTAGCAGTGGATAATCGCAGAAAAATCATCTATATAGACGAAAAATACTATAACAACAAGCAATTATCCTCTGACGGACTATATCAACTCAATAGCAACCTCATTGACCGTCCTGATGACCTTATCGTAGCCGATAGTGCCGAACCTCGCCTAATTGCATACCTAAGAGACAAAGGGCTAAATATAGTGCCTTGCGAAAAGGGAGCAGGAAGCGTATCGGCTGGTATTACTACTATGCTCAATTATAAGTTAGTAGTAACGCCTCGCAGCTTCAATGTAAAGAAAGAGCTGAAAAATCACGCTTGGAACGACAAAAAAGCAGGTATCCCCATAGACAAATTCAACCACGCTATAGATGCCATTCGCTACATCACTATGAAGCTGCGAAGTGGTACGAATAACAACTTATATCAACTCGCCTCAATGATTTAGCGGAGAGCCTCCGCAGGCAACTCAAAATTAAAAACTCAGAGACAATGACACAAGAAGATTTTAAAAAAGGCATTACCACCATAGACATCGCCCCCTACCAACGGCAATATGAGGTAAAAAAGCACGATATACTCATCAATAAGCACCGCTATCCCGACCCTGAAATAATGATACCACTCACTGACGAA